TCATGGACACATAGTGGTACTTCCACAAATAATCGGTACACTAAAATCGGTAATGTGGTCACTTTATGGGGACACTTATCTAACGTGTCAAGCGGTACGTCTTCAGGGAACATCACCATCACAAGCTTACCCTTTAGTGTGAGTCATTCAGCCGCAGGCGGCACAGCAATGCTTAACTATGTCAATTTTAATTCAAAAACAAGTAATGTGTCTCCATTCGTGAATACATCTGAAGAATTATATTTCTATGAGACTGCACCCGGTTATGCGTGGGCTAAAATGGGCAACGCAGACCTATCAAGCGGTGATGACATCTACTTTCAAATCACTTACGAAACATCCGAATAAGGAAGGGCATTATGGCATTTAAAAAAGAAGTAACTAACGATAAATATGAGATAGTTACACCATTCAAACACATACAAATTCGAGAAGCTACCATCGTATCTGAAGGCACAGCAAGCAAGGGGTATACTGAGTTATCACGCTCATTCCACAGACGAACCCTGACTTCTGATATGGGCTTATCAGGCGAAAGTACAGAAATACAAGCACTAGCTGGTGTATTATGGACAGATGAAGTTAAGCAAGCATGGCTTGACCATGAAGCTGAAGAACCAAGTGGAGACGAGAATTGAAAATGGAAGGGTTTTTAGCTCTTTATTCGGAAGCGGGAATGATAGGTGTAGTCGGAGCTATGTTTATGTTTATGGTATATTCGATGAACAAACGAGGAAATGAGCAGGCGGATGCTATACAAAAATTACAGGTTGAGAACAAGGGTCAATCAGAAACGCTAGAGAATATGGAAGGTATGATAATAAAATTAATTGACAGATGGAATAAGTCTGACGAAACTAGAGATAGGCGTCACGAAAAGATGGTTGAAGAATTGAATGATTTGAGCGATATTCTAATGGAAGTAAAAGGCAATTTAAGCCGAATTAATGGAAAGCACTAAATAAAGAGAAAATGGAGAGTTAGGTGATAATGATGGATAGTCTTAAAGTTAGCGGAATCAGTACAAGTTTAGGTTTAGTATATTACACAGATTTAATCTCAGGGGTGTTAATGTGCATTATGTTTGCAATCAACATCTACTACTTATTAATAAAAACAGAGAAAATGAAGGAGTCTTAAATGGACTTTAAGGAGATGTTAGTGGATATGGCAGAAGCCCAAGCTGACAAGATGAAAGAGGAAGTGATTGGGCATCTTGCAAGTGATGATATGGCTGATATGATAGCCACTAAAATAAACGAAAAGATTGACATACCTTTCGTATCAGAAGAGAAAGAACAAATCTTTTTTGAAAAGTGTGTTGATATAGTAACTGATTTACTTGAAGGTATGTTTAAAGGGAAGTAGTTGAACTTTCAAGAATCAATAAAGGTTATCCTTAAACACGAAGGAGGTTATGTAAATGACCCTGTTGACCCGGGTGGGGAGACAAATATGGGCATTTCTAAACGAGCATACCCTGACTTAGATATTAAGGGATTAACAAAAGAAAAAGCTGAGGAAATATACTATAAAGATTACTGGCTTAAGAGCAAAGCACCACAGGTGCCTGATGAATTACGACTTATTTACTTCGATATGGTAGTAAATATGGGTAAGAGTAGAGCAGTAAAGATACTCCAAACAGCAGTTAATGCTAAAGGAGTTAAGACGGATATTGATGGTGGTATAGGACCTCAAACAATTAATAACAGCCTGAAGTCTGGGTTAGAACCAGCAAGATTGCGTAGTTACAGAGTAAAGTATTACGCAGATTTAGTTAATCGCAGAACAAGTTTGGAGAGGTATTGGTACGGATGGTATCGAAGAGCAACGCAGGTCTAGAAATATTTGACGGCTTAGAGATTAGAGGGACAAAAAGGTGGAAAAAAGAACCACCTGATGTATGTCCTTATTGCTCTAAGGAGGATTGTATTTCTGGAGTCGAAGTTATAGCGGCTTATGACGGTGCTTTATTCTGGGAATGTGACGAATGTGGAGAGAAACTATTGCGATTTACTAAAGAAACAACTGCTAAATATTTAGCAAAGACTGATGGGCTGTATATAGATTTAGAGAGGATGAAGTATATATGCCAAGAGCCACCAAATTAGATAAGGGAGTAGTTAAACGTGGAATCATTACACCAGACAAACATTTTCCATTGCACGATGCAAAGGCTATCGATGTGGTCTGCCAAGCGATTCGCATTATTAAGCCAGACTTTTACGTTGACCTCGGTGATAGCGGAGAATTTAGTTCGGTTTCCCATTGGCAGTGGAAAAAGAGGAAGCGTCCTCCGTTGGAGTATCAACTGCCGAGCGTATATGAGGACATCGGACACGTTAATGCGGGTATGGATATTCTGGACGAAGCTCTTGATAAGGTCAATGTTAAAGAAAAATACTTCTGTGAAGGAAATCACGAGCAATGGCTTAACAGTTTCTCTGAAGAAAATCCCTATTTACAGGGTCTTACAGTCAAGGACGCTCTCTTACTTAAACAACGTGGTTTCGAATACTTACCAAACGGGAAGTACCTTAAGTTAGGTCACCTATGGTTTTATCACGGAAATCATTTTGGAGGAATTGCACACGCAAGGAATCACTTATTAAGGCTAGGATGCAATATAATCTATGGACACCATCACGATTTGCAAATGCAATCAGTGACGCACATAGATGGACCAAAAAGTGCTTGGAGTATGGGATGTCTAAAGGATATGACAGATGAAGCTAATGGATGGCTTAATAATCGTAAGACTAACTGGGCACACGCTTTTGGTGTGGTTGACTTCTTTGCCGATGGAGATTTTACCGTGCACGTTGTCAATATTATTAATGGACGCACTTCATTATGGGGGAAGGAATTAAATGCCCAAGTCTAACTTCGAAATAAGAAACTTTAACGCTGGAATTATAGCTAAACCTGAAGATGAAAGAGATATACCTCAAGAAGCCGCATCTTATTCATTAAATATAGACCCTCAAGCAGAAGGTAACTTACAAGGTATTCCAAGCGATAAGATTTTAAAGGATACTGGTTTCGAAGTATCTGTTAAATTAACTAGCTACACTCAAGGTGGGCTTACTCAACAAACACAGGGTCCAGAATTTGAACCACCTTCTGAATAGTTATGGCTGTTTCTAATAAAAAATATGTACAATTATCTGGAGCCTTTACAGGTACATCTAGGATAATATTTCAAATTAATATGTTAAGTGATGCTGGAACTTCTTGGAAGTGGAGAAAAAAACCATTAACCGCTGATGGAGCTTATACTGAATGGACAACAGTTAGCAGTTATAATTTAAATACATCTATATCATTATCTGATGGTATGAATATAAAATTTACAAGAACTAGTAAGTCAACTTATCATAATGGTGATAAATGGGTGTTCACTTGTTATCCCGATTTAAAATTAACTAGTGGTACTGATACAGGATATGACCATATAGATGTAATAGAAAGAGGTACAAAAAAAGATTTAGTTGCTTTAAATAGCAATAGTGGAGCAGTAACAGTTGTAGAGGATTATGAAAGTAACACTCCTGCTATAAGTGAAACTATGGGGTTATTGTCTCCTAATGTTGGTGGATATGATATAGCTAGAAAGAATAAAGAATTATATGTTGCATGTGGAACAGATAATGACCCAAAGTGGATAGGTTATACAAAAAACGGAAATTGGGCTGGTGAGTTAGGTGATTATGCCTTTATAAATGAAAAAGCATATACAGAAGTTACAATGAGCTCTGTTGATAAAATGACATTTGATGACCACGTTCTTTTAGAAGGTGGAGCGGCTTCATTTAGTGCGGCTAAATTAGTTGTTGGAATAAATCACGGTTCTAATAAGTTGTATGTTCAAAACCTAACAGATAGTAAGATATATGTTTTTACCTTAGGTGGTAATGCACTTTGCATAAGAATTAATACAGCACAGTTTACTGGCACAGATTTAAGTAGTTATGAATGTAATGGCGTAGCAGTTCTGACTCAAGCACAAGAAGAAGATGCGGCTAATGAACTTGAATTTTGGAGCATTCCTAATACTGGAAGTAATATAGGTCAATCTACAAATAGAGATAAAACATTTTCTGTCCCAAGACCTATTACAGATAATGAATACATTACTGAATTTTCTGATTTCTTAATAGTATGCAGTAATTATGATTATTGGACTGGTACAAGAGACCACCATCTAGTTTTTTCAGCAAAGGGCACCCTTGGTGAAATGCGGTGGAGTGGTACAAGCGAGACAAATGGTGGTTGTGTGTTTAAATATGATAATGGGGCAAAGGCTACAAGCTTAACTGAGT